TGGCAGAACAGAGAGTAAACTACATGAATATTGGTTGGTATGTTATTGGTGATTCAACTCCACCAAGCAGTATTACACATAGTACAATTTCTTGGACTGCTGATGCAAACTTACCGTTAATAACATTAAAGATAGTTTGAGGTGATTAAATGAGTTTAGAAAGAAGTTATACATTATATAATCAAGACGGAAGTATTGTAGAAACAGGAATGAGAGATTTCGATTGGGACACAATCTTATTGGCTAGAATAACACAATTAGAAATATCAGATATATGGATGCTTAATGATAGATATAATTCACTTACAAGTGAACAACAAACAGAACTAACTACATACAGACAAGCATTAAGAGATATTACAGATTATTTAGACGAAGATGAAGAACAGGATGGTGCTAATAATGCGGCAGATAATTTTCCGGTTTGCCCTGAATGGTTAATATGATTGGTAGGATAAGATAATATGGTATGGATTGATATAATCAAACAAAGTGGTGGCGGTACTTGCTATCCTGATGCTTATAATTGGATGATGGAAAACGCAAATAAACATGGTGATAGTGCTAAGTTAGCACACGCTACTGTAACAGGTACAGGTGGCGGTATAGAAGGAGTTGAGTATGGACATGCATTTATTTTAATTAACGATGGTTATGTTATAGATGTAGCAACAGGTAAAGAAGTAGGTTTTAATAAAGACGTTTATTATAAAGTAGGAAAAGTAAAGGATGTTAAACTATATACATTTAATGAAATGTTACAGGCAGCATTAAGTTCAGGTCATTATGGGCCGTGGCATTAAAAATAGCCGATAGGTCGCATTAAAAATTGCCAATTTTCAATTTTGCACAAAAAAAGTCGGCCTTCTCAGAAACTAAGACTTTTTTCAGACCATAGAGAGTTACATTCTCTACATTCCCAAATCTTAAGTTTCTGAGAAGAACCTACATAAGACCCTAATATTCTTCTAGGGATAGTTTCTACACCACAACTTTTGCACTTAACCTTAAGTGCCACCGCGTTCACGTTCCTCGTTGATTAGATTTTCCATATATTCTTCAATTGTTTGATTCGATACCTTATCAGAACCAAACGCAGCGAAGAACAGTAAACTAATCACAAGGATAAAAACGAACCACAATATTATTTCTACTGTACTTACCATTACCACTCAACCTCCATTTTTGTTTCTTCTTCATTATCAATAGAATACCCTTTTACAAAACCATTATCTTTTCCATGCTTCCATAAATCATAAACTAATTGACAATCTTTAACACAATACTTAGCAACTTCTTCATAGCCACCTGCTTTCCATACAACAGGTGCATCAGCACTATCCATTATCTTTTCAGAACCTAATGTGTGTTGAACTAAATTGTTTAGGCTATAACGTTGCTTTGTTATTGTACTAATCATTCTACTTGTATCTAAGTATTGCTTTGTATTAAAATACTTATTGATACAATAAATATCCATAGCATCTCTTAATACAGGTAAATCAAAGGCAGCAATATTATGTCCTAGTAATATACCACCTTCTTTGTGTAGGTCATCTAAATCAAACTTAAGTTCTCTAAGTGATTTGATTACAGTACCGCTTTTTTGTAAATCGTCTAATGATTTCATCAGTTCTTGTTCTACATATACAGTTCCTACACTACCATCCCAAGTACAAACAACAGATGGCTGAAACATATGTGTATTGCTCCAACCACCTATATCATTGGCAAAGTTTTTTGTTTCGATATCAATCGCTACTACTTTACTCATCCTATCCATACTCCTATAATCGCTAAAGGTACAACTACTGCTAACTTTACAAGTGTTTTTGTCTTTTCCAACATTAATCTCCACCTCCCCATAGGCTACTTAGCGTTCTTTCTCTTTCTTCCTTTGGTTCTATAACCTTAACAATTTTCTTTCTTCTAAGAAATGTTACTATTTTATCAGTACCAATTGATAGATTATCATATGCAGCCCATCCTTCATCACCTTCTGCATTTAAATTATCTATCATATTTTTTGGGCCATTAATTATATTGAATACAAGAAACTTATATTCATATTTATCACCTTCATAACTCATTCATTTACCTCCTTTAATTTAATATATGCACTTTTATCTATTTTCTTTTCTTCAAAGTGTTCTTCAATACCTTTCTTCCACCAATTATATACTGTTGCTTGGCTTTTCTTAGTATGCTTTCTAACCTCTTGTAGTAACAATCTTTTGTGTACCCAACCCTCGCTTTTGTCCATTTTATTGTATATTCCTTTAAATACTCCAATATTCGCTTGTTCAGCAACGGCCTGTCTTTCAACTCTTAGGGCTTCATCAAGCCATGATACGAGGCTCTTATAACATTGTCGAACTAAATATGCAGCCTGTTCTACGTTTTTTGCAGTAACAATGAACCTTTTATCTTTATCATTAATACTTGGGGCTTCAGCCACCGCACATAATACTGCTAGTTTCTGTATGTGTTTTAATATTCTATTGATGAAAGTTTCAACCGCAGTAAACACTTCAGGTCTACTATGCTCGATATATTGTTCCATCAGAATACATTCTCTTAACAAAGCATCCTTTGCTCTAGGTGATATTCTGATTACTTTAAGAGGGTCTTGACCCACATCATCATATCTTTCTTTTACAGCATCGTATATTTTTGCTAGAGCAACTGCATATTTTAACTTAGGTGCTTCTTTTTCTGTTATAGTACCAAAATCACTTATTAGTTGCCTTCTCATTTTCTTTTGTATATCTTGAGGAACTTCCCAAATAAATGTTAGAAGTCTTTGCAGTACCCCTTTTTCAGTAATAACTGAAGTAAGAGTTTTAGGTATATACGATGTAGCATAAATAGAACGCTTACATCTACATTCAATAGGTTCATCACCTTGTTTTAACTTCTTAGATATAATCCATGTTTCTCCATGTAATGTATTCATAAATGTATTAAGATATACAATTGCATTTTCTTTATGTTGTGATTGTTTGAATATACCTGAATACTCAAACTCGTCCCATACTGCTAAACCTTCTCCGTCTAACTGCCCTGGCACTTGTACTACGACATCAACTGTTCTTGTTCTTCCTTCTTCATCTTCAACTTCTTCTCTTTGTTGTTCAAAAGAACCAATTAACGCTGCATCAGTATAATCAGTTATATCAAAAAGGTCAAACTCAGTACCATGCTTTTCATTGATTAACCTAAACGCTTCCTTAACAATAGGCAAATACCAATTGGTTAAAGTAGATTTACCTGTACCTGATGTTTGTAGCCAAAGAAACTGCAATCTAGTATCGTCAATATTAGCCCCACTAGGTATTGCTATCATATCTTTAACTAACTGTCCTACCATGCAAAAGAAAGATAGCGTTGCAGGTGTGTAATTATAATTTGATGCTTTTACTGCATCTGCGGTATAACTAACCGCAACAGCAGGTAAGGTTACTTTAGTAACTTCTTCCTGCATACCATTATCTATAAAATTATAGTATAGTTCGTCTTCATCCATTATTCTTCTCATATTCATATTATCACTTTATCCTCACTATTTAGTACATCTAAGATGCGTTCTGCTGTTTTTATTCCTATTCCTTCTATTTTTGTTATTTCTTCTATTTCTGCTTCGCCTATTTCCATTAGTGAACCAAACTCATCAATTAATTGTTGAGCCTTCATCTCACTTATTCCTTTAATTGTTGCCAACAAGTTTAATCTCAAATCATCTGTTGTTATTCTTTTTAGCAAACTTGGTTTAATTACTGTTCTATTAATTGGTCTCATCTTACAAATAGTAGTCATTATTCTTGCTGCTTTACGTGGCCCTTCTACCCAGAATACCTTTACATCAGTATCTAAACTAATTTTACCAATAGCCCCATAGAACTTATTAGCAATTAATTGTTCAGTCATATTAATATTAACATACTTTGTGTAATTCATTGCTTCGTGTAATGAACCATGTATAATTAAGAAACAATGTTCGTAATGCCTATCCATATTATCTAGTTGATTCCATAATCTTTTATTAATTACAGACTGTAAAAAATCAACAGTTGATTTAGCCTCAAAACAAACATCTTGAAAAACATAATCTCCTATTTCTAACCATTGTTTTTCTGTCATTAGATTAAGTTTAATCGCTTCATCTCTTACAGCACTATACAATACTGAGTTTTCTCTACTATCAATTATCAATTTCATCTGGATACCTCCAACATTTACCTATGCAATAACCTTGAGGAACAAGTATAGATTTACAACTAGGTGCATGATATCCTTTTGATACCATCCATCTAACATTTTTGAGAGTTACGTTTTCATCCCAATCTAACCAAACACCATCATGTGCCACAATTGATTTAATCTCATTCATTATGATTTGAATAATAGTCTCTTGTTTATCAGGAGTTACTTCCCTTTCACCTATTGCTAATATATCTCTATACCATTGTACAAGATATACTCTAGCGTAATGTCCTGGATTTTCTACCATGATTGAGTTATACAAACACGGTAATATAGGTAATTCACCAGGAGGTTTAGGTGCTACTACTTCTACATCAGAAGTTTTCATTGGTTTAACTTTGTCCCATATCATAGGTTTAGTACCATAGATAGTAGTAGAATGATTCCCTGTCTTTGCTTTGTCTAAGATAAAATCTAATCCTTTAGTTACATCTTGAATAGTCAAAGGAATACAGAAATAAAGCCCTTCACTACTAAGATTGACAGTGTTAGGAATACGCCTAAGCCTATTGGTTTGTACGCCCGTTCTATCCAACGTAGGACAGTCAGTTGCCAATCTGGAAAAACTACTCTGGATGCTTCTGATATCATTTACTATGTTCCCCATTACTATCATATGAAACCCCTTTCCGCTAAAGTACATTTTAAAGACGATTTCT